CTTTACTGGCGCGACTGGCTTTGCCCCTGCCTTACTTACTATTGCTGCGATTGCCGGCGCTGCTGCGCCAAACCTGAGGAATCCTCGGCGGTTCATTTCACTCCTTTAAGCTACTAGGCTAAGTGCTGGCTTGAGCTCTCTCATCAGCGCATTAAGCTGGTCTTGGGCTGATCTGGGGTCTTGGGCTTGCTCTATTTCAATACTCTGTTTATCCCCGTATTTCTTACGGTTGCGGATCGCTGCTGACCATTTAAGCGCGTCTATAGCTGTTCTGTAGGCTTGGACTTCGGCGGAGTTCATCTGCTTACCTTGAGCGATTAACATTTGCGCCATGTCGTCAATCTGGTCTGCTTTGGTATCTCCGTTGACCGTGTAAGCTAAGTCGTAAGCAATTTGTCTTTCTGGGTAGTTTTTGTCCATCACCCACTTGTGGGCGTTTGATACGTCAATCTTCAGGGCTTCGCAACATTTCTTAAGGCTTTCCCCTCCGGCGATCTTGAGTAATGTCGTCGGCCACTCCTCGGCAAATTGCTCAATCTTGGTTTTTCCACCACTCATAAGCTTTCACCAGGTTATCAAATGTGTCGTATTCCCATTGAATTAACTGGGTCTTGGGGTTTCTGAAGCTGAATTGACTTCCATACGGAAATCCACCGTGGGCCATGTAATTCTTCAGTCTTTCTGCTGCGTTTCCCGGGTTGTGCCTTGGGATCATGTTTGAAGTGATGTAAGGCATATCCGAGAAATGGCACAAAGCCATCGGGCCGTTACTTGAACCGAAGTTCATCTTCGCCCCAGCGTAAACGCTCATTCGGTATTCAATGGACATCGGAGCAAACTCACAATCCCCCAGGACTTCTACGCTCCACCCATCAGACCTTAGTAAGTCTATAAATCTCTTCCATGAGGGGATATCGCTGTCTCTCCACTTATTTCTTATCGAATCCCTTAAAGTTACAGTGACATATTCACCGTCTTTAGGACTTATCGACTCAGGGAGTTTAAGTAACTCGACCCGATTAAGTTCTTTGTAAAGCCCCTCTATACATCCGTAGTGATACCAATGGGTAAACCCATTTACTAATGGCCCAAGGGAGTATTTAAGTCCAACCAATCTACAGGTCGGAATACAGATATTCGCCCATCGCCGCCAAGCGTAATCTTCGGGGTATTTCCTTGTTGATATCTCACCGTTATATACAAACCTGACCTCTTCGGCGCCTAAAGTTTTGGCTATGACACAGAACACCGCAAAATCAAAAGTCGTCGGCATGTCTGATAAGTCATAAATCGCCGTCTTACTATTCAGATCCCCGCGAAGATTTAACCTCTTCGTTAAAGATTCTGTGAGCATTCCAGATACTTACCAACAAATGCTACGGTCTCTTCCTGTTTAACGGCTTCGATAACAGCGGCGTATCCAGCCAGCATGACTTTCTTTTGATTAACCGGGGTGTAGTTATCACAGTGCTTCTGGTATTCAATTGCGCGGGCTTTAAAATCAATCTCCATTGCTTCTTCAGGGGTCATGGCGTTATAAACTCTCGGCCAGGATGCCTTTGCTTAATCTCCCCCTCATATCTTGGGGCGAGAATCACCACTTTAGAATTTGTGTGGTTTAAAGCCTCACTTGAAACAACTGGTATATTTTTGTGCGGACTGAACAACCCATGCCTTCTGGGGTTATCGTCCACTAAAAACTTAATCCGGTCCTGTAGGTCAAGCTGATACATCACCGAAGTGCATGGAGCAGCGGCACCGTAGCCGATTAAACTTTTATGTTCGCTTAATCTTTCCCGCTTTTCTTTGATTTGCCCGGAGAATTCCCTATATCTCTCAAGGGAACAATCCTCCATAAAATTAGGGACATGTCCTGAATCTATAAACTCAGCCACACACCTGATAGACCCGCCCTTACAACTATTCCTAAAGACTTGGCTTAACTCCATCCCGTTTTTATTGAAGAACTTAACTAAAGGTTTTATGGAGTGGTAACTTAAATGCTCATGCTCTATCTGGTCAAAAAGGCATTTATCCAGCATGTCATGAGCGTATGCGACCTCAAATACAAACTTGCCCCTTGATGTCATTAAAGACTTTATGTTCTCCAACATCCCCACAAGGTCGTTGGTGTGGGCAAAAACATGATTAGCTATAACTAGAGTCGCCCGACCTTGATATTTAACGATTTCCTTACAGACATCGCTCGTCAGAAAGTCGTCTATCTTTTCTTCAGAACACTCAACATTAGATGGGTCAACGCCGATCTTTCTATGGGGCATTAACTTAAGCAGCGTCCCGTCATTACACCCGATCTCCACCACGGACGAGGTATCGAAGTGGTCTACCAGCCATCGGGCGTAATGCTTAAAGTGATCAACCAATTGAGGGCTATCACTAGTCCTAAATAGATAATCCTTGAACATCAACTCAGGCGGTATTACGTCCACCAGTTGAGCGTGATCACACTCAAGGCAAAAGTAAACATCGCACTTATGCAAGGCCAAACTGTTTGCTTTTTTTGTAAACCCATCAACAATCGGCATTGGGTTTACTTTTACGGCAAGCTCTAACTCCTGACTACCGCAAAGCCTACAGTTCAAAACTTAATATCCTTCCCTGTAAATTTACACTCAGGACTACACAGGTAAAGTATCCGATCAACCACATCATCAATGGATACCTCTGGATTCTTCCCGGTAAAAGCACCAGGACTCACTGTGTTGCATCTGTAGGGACTAGATAAGGACAAGTATCGGCTCATCCCATTTAACGCGGCCTTGCACGTTACATACGAAATCGAAGCCTCCGGCGTCGGGCTATCCGCCACCACAGACGAGACAAAAACAATTGACCTGTCCCCATCGGCTGGGATTAAGCTCCCAACCATGAGATGAGGAAGAATGACCTGTGCGTCAAACTCAGCGTCCATCCCCCCATTACCCCTGTATCTGTGGGCAAAGACTACATAGTTAAGTGGGTCGCTTAATGAGCCTTGCTGATCACCCCTCGCCACAAATGCTTCGGTTAATCTACTGCCCAACCTTCCTGATTTGCCTTGTATATAGAAAGTCATTGAGTGTGCGCCCTCATCCGTCTTTAGTAGATGGCGTCCGAATGAACGCAGAGGAGGAGTTTGACGGTAGGGCGCACACTGAAAGACTCAGTAGAATCCAAGCTTGTTTATCTTTCGCATCACAGGCTTACGGGTTACTTCTTCTACTACCTCGTGTAATTCGCTTACTGGATCGCGGTCAGGCTGTTCAGAACTTATCGCGTGATGCGACCCAATCGTTCCCGGTGACGGAGGCCAATCTAAATCGTATTCAGCCCGCGTTCGTTTAGGATTAAAGCTGGCGCTCAAAACTTAATCCCCCTTGGGAAGCGTTTAGCTTGTGGCGGCTCCGGCTGCTGAACCTCAAAGCGGTCAATGGTCTTGCCTACCGCGTTTTCGATGTAAGTCGGCCCGTTGATTTCGAGCGCTTGATTTAACTCACACTCGGGAACCAATAGGCTCATGTGAATGCAGGTTCTATCTGGGCCGCGCTCAACGGAATAGCTCTTGCAGCTCCAAGCGGTATATCCAAGGTCTTGTTTGTTGTATTGCTTAATGACGAACATGATTGATTTCCTATTTGATTGATTAAATGCAAAAACCCGCCGTTAAGCGGGTTGGGGTTGCCCGTATCGCAGGGCCAGCGGCTAGACCACTCGAAGCTGGAGACGCTTTATTCGTTAAGCGCAAAACGCTGGCACTAATTTTGGTATGTATCCCTTGACAGCAAGTATCGCAATCTGTAGTATCGGGGTCATCAACAAAGCCCAAGGGGCAAACGGCCATGAAATACACCTTCCTCCAGTTCGCAGCACAGTTCCCGAACGATGACGCCTGCCTTGATTCGATCAAGCAAAGGCGCTTTGGCGAGGGTTCAGCCTGTCCCGGTTGTGGGGTAGTCCCGGCCAAGTTCCACCGGATCACCGGACGCCGCGCTTATGCCTGCCAAGACTGTGGCCACCATGTCTATCCGTGCGCCGGGACGATCTTCGAGCACTCCAGCACCAAGCTGACCCTGTGGTTCCATGCCATGTATCTGATGACTTCGACCCGTAACGGGGTATCGGCCAAGGAACTGCAACGGCAGCTTGGAGTGACCTACAAGTGCGCGTGGCGCATCGGGCATCAACTCCGCATCCTCATGGCCGCTAGGGACAAAGCAACGACGCCTACGCAGCTTTCCGGCCATGTGGAGATAGACGAAACCTTGGTAGGCGGTCGCGTCCGCCTCAAGAAAGGCGTTAAGCGCAGGGGCCAAGGCCAGCACCTTGAGAACAAGACCATTGTTATGGGTCTGGTAGAGCGGGGCGGCGCATTTAAAGGCCACATTGTTCCGACTGGCGGTAAGGCTTCGCTAATCCCTCATGTTCTGGCGGATGTAGCCCAAGGCTCCACGATCAGCACGGACACCCATAGCGCCTACAAACACCTTGGCAACATGGGTTTCACTCACGGCGCGGTTAATCACACCTTCGAGGAGTGGGCGCGTGGCGAATACTGCACAAACAGGATTGAAGGCTTTTGGTCGCACCTGAAGCGCGGTATCAGCAGCACCCATGTTTCAGTGTCGAAACAGCACCTGCAAAAATACGTTGATGAATTCGCGTTCCGCTACAACAACCGGAAAGAACCGGCGGTTATGTTTGAGCGGATGCTGGCGCAAGTCAGCAACCCGAAAAACTAAGGGGGCCAACCTTTCGGTTTAGCCCCCTTTTCCGGCAAGTTCTCACTCCCCCCTGCCGGGATGATGGCAATATATTGGGTCTCCGCTATTTGTTTGTCAAGGTGCAAAAAATGGCACGGGTCGGCGTCTATATTGATGGCTTCAATCTGTATCACGCTATAGATGATCTTGAAAAACCCATTCTCAAATGGGTTGACCTAATGACCCTTGGTAAAGGGTTTTTGCAAGAGGGAGATTCAATCCACAAAGTTTATTATTTCACCGCGATTCAACTCTGGAATATGGTGAAAAGCAGACGGCATAAACGATACATTGACGCACTGGAAGCTGTCGGAGTTACAACCAAAATCTCCAAATTCCTAAATTCATCTAAGTATTGCAAAGCAAATGATTGGTACTGCGATTTCAAAGAAGAAAAGCAAACGGATGTTTCGTTCGCGGTTCAATTGCTTTTAGATGCTGTTGACGGGAATATTGATACGGCAGTTCTAGTAACAGCTGATACGGATCATGTCCCCCTAGTTGCCGCGATTGACGCTAGGTTCCCGAAAATAAAACTGGTCCTCGCGCCTCCACCAGGCCGCATGGGGCAAGCATGGGAACTCGGCGAGATCATTCGCGAGCGCGTAGAGATCACCGAGGGAAGACTCAGAACTTGTCTACTCCCAAGAACCGTATTAAAGCCCAATGGCAAGTTAGCGGCGACCTGCCCAACCGAATACATTAGCGGCGGCTAGTAAGCTTCACCCCCAGCACCGCATCGTCCAGTAGCCGCTCAAAATCCTCTTTGTGCCGCTTGTTGACCTCGGCCCCTTCATTTGGACTCGGGGCCTCTTTATCGCGTTTTTTTTCTTTTTTGACCACAAGATGTGCCTTTGGGGCGCGTTTGGATACGTCACTCACGCAGGGTACTCCTTGAATCTAAAAGAGAAAAAAGTACGTACTATCAAGCACTTGCGAATAACCCACTCAGCCACTACACTTTGAAGTGTAAAATTTACGACCACAACATATAGTGGTTCACTTAATGAACTCGGAGCCTCCGATGAGGAGATGATTCTGAGGCTTTGGTAGCCCGTCGCAAGACACTACCGGCCCAAAGCCCAAATGGAAAAGCCAGCACAGGCGAAGTTGTCTTGGCGGACATGCCCATGCTGGCCTTGGTAGTGCTCTTCACAACCGGGGCGGGTTTGGGAACTGGTCAGTCCTCCTAAGACGTATCCAGCGCGTTCGATTCGCGTCCGCTCCACCCCGTAAACCGTCGCCCTCACAAGCGACAATTGCATTGTCGTACAACGAAAGTTGTAGGTCAATACAGAAAGCAAAAGGCTTTAAAAATGGCTACTTACTTGATCGGTTACGACCTAAATAGGCTAGGGCAAGATTACCCCGAGTTAATAGATGCTATCGAGCAAATTGGCGATACTCAGTGGCATTGCCTTGACTCAACTTGGATCGTTAAATCCGAATTGGACTCAAAGGGCATTAGAGACCTCCTAAAACCCCACATCGACAGCAACGATGAGCTACTAGTCGTCAAGCTGACCGGTCAGGGCGCGTGGGCAGGCTTCGGCAAAGAATGCTCCGAATGGCTCACGAACAACCTCTAGCCACGCCGTAATACTCCTCCCTGATCTTTACCGGGACGCGCAATACCCGGGAAAGAATCAGGAGGAGCCTGCAATTCAAACCCCTCACAAATCGCCTCATTTCAACCTCTCTTGTTTAGAGGGAGACACGCCCTCATTCGCGGGCTGGCGGCTGTCCGCCCATTCGATCAAAACCAGATTTTTATGCTGTCTGCTCATTTCGTGGGCAACCGGCCATTGGGCCGGTTGAATTTGTACGTGTCCTCAAGGGATACATGCCCTAATTTTCTCCAGCCGCCACCGCAGTTGAGGATTGCGGCTCCTGCAACACCCAAGCAAGGTGTTTCTAAAAGGCGAGTTCAGCCTTCAGGCTGCTCCCCACTTTAATCGTGTCCTGCAAGCTGGTATGGCTTTCGCGGCCAGCCTCTTTATCACGATGCGCGTTATCTATGGAGTGACGCGCATTTAGACTTATACTGTATATAAGGACAGTCTGTCAATACATACAGTTCAATTATTTTGAAAATATTTATTTGTCATTGGAATCAATGATTTCAGGCTTGTAGTTGGCGACGAACCAAGACAACTCCTTACGCTCATCAAGGAACATAGAGGCAAATGAATACCTCACCCACCCATCCCTGACGTCGAGGATTGTCACCGGCGGATATTTTTTTACCGGCCACGGGCTGCCGTCGCCCTTGCCGAAATACCACAACTCACCAGCGACCGGATGCCTCACTGGTTTTTTGGTGAAAAGTTTCCGGAAAAAGCCAATCATCACCGCTCCAAAAAGTAATTAAGTTGAGTATTAACCTTCCCGTCCTGAGTTCCGATTAACTCAGTTAAGAACCTGAATTGTCTTTGAATGACTTTAACTCGACCCAAAGACTGTTTCATTGCCCTAGCTCTTTCATGATCTGTATATCGCTTAATCCCAAATCCTCCACAGCCATCACAGATCACTCTTTTATCCCCGGCCATGATTTCTTTCGCGCCCTTACACCAGGAGCACATGTCACTTATATACTCGTGGAGACATTGCTCAACTACGGCATCGACTATCCCCCTTGCCTCGTTACTAAAACGCTCACTGTGGGCGTTTATGAGCATCCTCCGGGCTTTTTTATAGGCTTCGGACTCGCTCATATATTTAGCTTTCCAGAGTAAGACACCTAACTCATCACACAGACCCGAAGCGGCGACTTTATCTATCGCTCTCTCATGGTCTGGATTCCAGCCTAGGTTAGCGTGGTGGGTGGAGGCGAAGGACTCCCGTAAATTGCTCAAGGTTTACCTGCCAGTCCGCAGTAGCCATCAGCAAATGCATCAGCATTGCCAAGGGCATTCCTTTGCGCCGCCTGTGATGGGGTTACATCCCACCTGAACATCATGCAGGCGCTTCCGAGGCATTCAGTGTTTACTTTTCTGGCGATGCCCATATCGTCTTTAATTATTTTGTGAGGGCCGTTAACCACGATCATTCCCTCGCCAATCGATACGCGCACCATCGGGCACCACTTACTCTTGGCTTCTTCCTCAGTCATGCGAAGGCTCCTAGTTTTGCAGAGTATTCATCGATCAAAGCATCCAGGTCTGTCCGGTAACGCTTAAACTCTTTGCCTCTCCAGCTCATTAACTCATCGAAGACCGACCGCCCATACTTATCAATGATGAAAGCAGCGTAGGCGGCATCGTTCCCTCCGAGATACGAATTACAACGGGTGCATTGAACATGGCAATTTCTCGGGTCCCACCTGACGCCACGGTTAGCCCGCTTAACAAAGTGTCCAGCCTGCGCCCCGTCACCAGTCCAGTGCATTAGCTTGTTACAGGTGACGCATTGAACCGTCCCGCCCTCGTCAGCAGCGGAACGCCTTACCCATGTCTGGAAAACGATATCCAGCTTTTTCTCAAGCGAAGAAATTGAGGGGAGCTTCTTGCGCTTTTTCTTCACTTGTCTGTTAAGTGCTTAATGAGGATGAAAATTAATGGCCCAATCACCATGCCGACAGCGAAAAACACAGGCGCATACTTTGGGTCGTTAAGAATTTGGATAACAACATCCATTACGCCTCCTGCGCTTCCGTAGCCACTTCGGGCGGGGTTGGTATTACCTCAGCCTTCGGACGCAAGCTGGAGGCTATTTGAGATATCCTCGCCCCACTTACACCGTGAAGCTCTCCCAGCCTTTTACCTGTCATGCGTTCTTTTATAGGTTTGTTTAAGTTTTCAATAACGGCTGCTTTTAAGATTTCTGTTTTGCTCATCAACATCTCCTTTAGTTAATTTGCTCAGTGATACGTCTGACCTCTTTCCCAAATTCATTCCGTCACCACCGAAGTCGGGCAGGTGATTGACTCAAAATGAGGCATCGGCGCATCACCATTAAAAGCGTCGATCAGGTTTGGCATTGCCTTGTCGATTGCGGCATCAAGGTCTGATTCTGGGTAGTAGCGGGCAAACCACATGTCAAAAGCAGCCCTCGTGTGCTTCTGTGACAAGTCACCTTTTGATACGAAGGCACGGAACCAGCGGTATCTATTGGCGTCCCTCCGATACTCGGCAATCTCAGTCACAGATGCGTCCGGTAGGTTAGGCATGTGCGGCGCCTCCCCTCGCTGCGGGGATCATGTAGTGCGCGTCGGCAGCCGGGATTGACTCCCAATACTCGCGCCTGAAGTCGCCGCCCTTTGATTTTGTTCTAACCCTGACCATCGCCAATACATTTGGATATCTTGGCGCCTTACTCACCTCAGTAACCACGGCGTTAACTAGGTATGGATCACCTTTATTCCACTTTTCCCAAACCTTAATAACGTCGCCAACCTTTACCGGACAATCATCGTCAGATTTATTAATCATCACGGCAGACATTTCAATGCGCGCTTGCTTCAAAACCTTAGATAATTTCATTCTCACATCTCCTTAAAATATTTAGCTGCCAAGGTAAGCGCCTTTACGTGCGCCTTAATTAACTTACGGTCCTTCTTTTGTTTCACATGAAACACTTTGTTGTCCTGCTTTAAATCATTCTTTAATCTGTCTCGACATTCGATTAAGTTTTGATAAGTCACCCGATCCATGTCCCTTGTTGAGATTTCGATTAACAAATCGCTCTCCACAACCGACACCCATCCTTAACCTCGGGGCCGATACTTACTAAATGATTCAATTCCATTTCTTTCCCACGGCGGGCTACCTGGGTAGCGTCTAAACCAGTCTTTAACGCGATTTCATTTTTGTTCATCGGCCCAAAGTCCTTCAGGCTTGCCCATATTTTCGAGATATGCCTTGCTCGGAATTCCTTGCTGTTTTCTCCGGCTACCTTTGATGTCTCTGGGTCCGATGACCGGGACAACACCACTGGAACGCTTACCGATTTCTCTTCCATTTTCGGAACACCAGACGGCTTTACAGTCGGGGCCAAATGTCTCCCGCGTGAGATCAAGAATTCGACCGCATTCAGGGAAGTCCTCCCGGTTTCTTTCGGCCTTTCGTTTACTTGATTCGTCATGCTCTCGACTCCTTTTATCAAGGATTGCTTTTAACTTTTCGTTCACTCAATCTCGTCCAGCTTCGCCTGTAAGTCTCGAATCCTTCTGCGGTATTCCTTCATCTTGTTTTTCAACTCAGATGCCTTCTGTTTCCGCTTTTTATCCAGTCCAGTGATCCGCCTATGGTCTGCCTGCGTTAACAGGGGTTGAGATATCAGGACCGATACGTCCCAGCGTTGGTGTTCCCTCATTTCGCCACGGCGTTGGATTTAAGTTTCCCAAGAAGCTGGTTAATCATTGCCCTGCTCTCGGGCGATAGGGTCTGCTTCGCCTTGTAGTCCAGCTTGAATTGATTGGCCCTCGGCGGCATGACGCTCATCAGGTCGGCGGGTGCAGGCCAGTGCGTTGACCTCGCGGCCAGTTCGGTAAACGCTTTTTTCAGGCGCGGCAGGTCTTGGGTTTCGTCCCAAGCAATCGGCCTGGATGACATCGCGGCCAGCCAAACCTTTGTCAGTGCCGGGGTAGTTTCCGCAGACGGAGCATTCCGAAGCCGAAGCGCCAGAAGCATCTGCAATCCACTGATAACTGCGTCTTTAAACCAAGTCATGATTAACCTTTCATGTTTTCGAGTAAGGCGATTGCTTCAGACGTTTTCCCAAACTGCTGACCACCGCCCCAGTTCCGGCGAATGTTCCCCCAGTCCGAACGAACGCAATTACGGAAAGCAGCGTGAGGGTCGCGGTATTGCTTGGCCTTCGCTGGGTTTGCCTTCAGGTAATCGTTGAAGTATTCCCAGTGCGCCTGTAGGGACGGATGCTCCAAGCCCTTTTCCTTGGCCCACGTAATCAAGGAATCAGGAATCAGGAATCCGGTATCAGTTACAAGGAATCCGGAATCAGAAGGATTCGCCCCAGACTCGACCGGGGCTTTACTCGGGTAAGCATCAGACTCAGGTATCGTGCTTGGCGCTTCCTTATGGTGCGGATTCTGGTGTTTTGCGAAGTTAACTATTTGAATGTATTGATTTCCGTCTTTAGCGTAGCGATGGATAAACCCACTCCTTTCGAGGTCGTCTAAGCACCGACCCACGTCCACACTGTCTGCCGGAAATATCTCCATCCTCATTTTTTTGGGGCGATCCTCAAGCCGCCCCTCCCTATCGGCCATCGTCCAAAGCCCGATAAAGAACAGCCGCGTCTCAAACGAAAGCTCAACAAGCGCATCGTTTTTGAAGAACCCTGGCTTAATATTTCTGGCTCTGGCCATCAGGTGCCACGCTCCTCATTCTTGGTTTGCTCGTTGTTAGAACCACCGGCCAAATTTCCTGAATCTTTTATTAACTCAACTACCGCATTCCAAAGCCTTGCTCTCTCTAATAAATCCCCTTTAGAACAGGCTAGGAACTCAGCCATTGCGTTGGATTCGGATTGAGAGGGGTGAGTCACTTCTATTTATTCCATTCGTCCTGTGCGATTTCTGGAGTCTTTCCCAAATTCATTCGGTCACTGCGTGTCGAGTAACGCGATGCCCGCATTTGTCGCAATGCAAGACTCCATCCATATCGTCATGCTGCGAGGTCTCCACGTAACGCCCGTGATCGCAACAGGAGCAAGCGGCATCCCTCATATCCTTTGAGGTTGCGCGAATCGCGCCGCAAATGTCGCAAATCTCTCCGGGCTTTAAATGGCATTCTCCGCACGGTTCTTTACTGCCTCGATTCCTCATAGAAAACCGTTCCTCAAAATTTTCATGGTGTCGGAAAAGGCGTCTTTAAAGTCCTGCGCCCATCCGCTCCATTCAGTCAGATACTGGCGTGGCAAAAGTATGCGCAACACCGGAACCGCAATTGGTATTAACAAGAGCAGAATTAACGCGAAAAACCTGACGGTTACTTTTTTCATTCATAGCCTCCGTTACCGTATTGGACTTCCCGCGCTCATCTGCACGCAAACAAGGCACCGCCCATCGCTATCAAGGTCCGGCGGAATCTCCGGCTCATGCGGATGCTTCGCTGATTCCGTATCCGTTCTGGACCGAGAAGTGCAGCCATTGTCTTGTCGGCAAAAACCGGCTTGCTTACACAGGTTCGGCATGTGGCACTCGTTATGCGGGAAAGAATCGTCCATCGCTTTACTCATAGAAATTTGGGAAACGGGTTGTTAAACACGACGTGCCAAATTAACTTTTAAGTTTCTGAGTCTTGAAGCTTCTTTAAAGTGATAACCACTTAATTCATTAGAAGCTGGATACTGAACACTCATCCAGTCGTGATAAATAATTAAAAGGTCTAGCCAAAGGTTAAACATGAAGGGCCTCCATGATTGCTTTGCCTATTATTTCGGGGATTTGGGGAACGACGGCGTTTCCGAGTCCTTTAAGTCTGTCCACCCGAGAGGGAACCCCATTAGCCACTCGACCCAACTGGGGTTCAGACTCCCACCAGCTGCTGCGGCTAAAGTCGGCGTGTTCCGCAATGATTCCGATGGTGCGTTCGTTTCTTTCGCGTTGTTCGCTGTTGGAGTCGGCCACATCTTCACGGCTGTCTGTAGGCGTAGACCAAACCCGTTCCCATTGGCTTTCTTGGCCTTGATACGAGCTCGACGATCCAGCACCGACTCCACTGATTCGTTGAGATTCATTAGGGATGCGTCCGGTGTGGGCCATAAATAAGGGTGCTTCACCTGATTGGATAGGCTTAACTGCCCACCCCGGCTCAGCCTTGAATCCATTGTTTCCCTTGTCGCATAGCACCCCCTCTGCCCCTCCTGCGCCCCAGGCGTGCGCCACAATCCAGAGTCGGTCTCTACGGTGAGGTGCGCCAACGTAGGAAGCCGGTATGCAATGCCACTCCGCGTCATACCCGACCTCGGCCAAGTCTCCGAGAACTCTTGATAATCCCCGTCCAAGCAGAGCTGCGACGTTTTCCACGATGACGAACTGGGGTCGTATTTCGCCAATAAGACGGGCGTATTCAGACCAGAGTCCTGACCGTTCGCCTTCGATGCCGGCGCGTTTGCCTGCGTTGCTAATGTCCTGGCACGGGAAGCCACCGCAGATAACGTCAACTCCGATTCCATCGGCAGCAAGTCGAGCTGCTGTAAGGGTTCTGACATCTTCATAAATAGGAACCTCGGGCCAGTGTTTACGTAATACCTTGCGGGGAAATTCCTCAATCTCACAGAAGGCGACGGTTTTCATCCCGGCTCTTTCAAGGCCAAGGCTGAATCCACCTATTCCAGAAAAGAGATCAAGAACTTTAAGCACCTAACGCCTCCTCTAACTCTTTAACGGCTTGCTCCCACTTAAGTTTTGTCCACCTGACCTGATCCCTTAATTTCGCAATCCGCCTACGCTCAGTATCGTTGGCCTTCTTCGCGGCTTTCTTTTCATCGCGGGATTTCTTGATTAAGTATTTCCGCAAATCCATTGCTTCCTGGTTCTCTTGGCTTAATCTCAAATCCTCGGCATCGTCTTTCCCGGTCATGTTCAATACTTTTCTGGCCCCGGTCGGAACGATGGTCGTGGGTGTTAGGGTGTCCATTAGGCTCATGCGGCCCTCTCTCTGATTGCTGAAAGCAACGCTGTATCGACAAGCTCAAACCCACACGCCCAAGCCTCGTATTGCATCGGGGCGAAATTCCCGCAGAGTTCCATTAACTTGATTGACTTTGAATCGGGGAAGTGAGCGCGGCCCTGCATCATTCGGGTGAAGTTCCCCTTGTTCATTCCCAAGGCTTCCGCGATGTCCTGATACGCCAAGCCTGATAGCTGAACGCATACCCGAATGGCATCAAGGCGATTGGCGCATTTCCTCACTAGATTCCAGTCAGCTAACGCGGGTCTTTTCACCCGTCCAAGCATCCCCGGTAGCTCTCGGGTTGTGTTTAGTTGTGTTTGGTTGTGTGCGGTCATTGGCTAAAAAAATTTCAAGCAGTTATTGTTTGCTCATGACGAACGCCACGAACCACTGGTGTAAAAAACCCGACAACCTGTGCCGGGAAACCGCGCAAGCGCGGCAGGGAGGATTGGTTGCTGAATCTCACGATTTTTCCCAAAGGTCGGGACGGAGTTCGCTGCGATGAACGCCGGAAAGACTCTCCAGATCAATCGCCCGTTTAGCTGGTATGGGCCGCACGATCCACTGCCGCACAGTCTCAACCGTCACGCCGAGAGACTTGGCTACAGCCCCTCGCCCGCCCGCCTTTTTAATCGCCTGTTCCGTGGATGAAGTGTTCATGGGTCAGAATCCTAGCACAAGAAAATATAGCGACGCAAGAAATAATTGTGGACTAGCCAAAAAGTCCGTTAAATGGACAATGCCGCCCGTGGAGACGATTCATGCCCGCATCGCCGCCCTGAGGAAGGGGAAGGGATTGTCGATGCAGGGCTTAGCTAAATTAGTGGGTGTGAGTTACCAGACCGTCCAGCAATGGGAAAACGGCAAGTCAGCACCTAAGAGAACGCGATTAGAGCGCGTGGCTTCGATATTGGGAGTAACACCCCAAGAGATAGTCGCGGGCGTGTCTACGGGCCGCAAAAACAATCCTGACTACGATCCCAGGCTAGACGAAATCCCTGCCCTGTTCGCTTGGCTTACGGAAGGGCAAAAAGACGGGCTTTTTAAGAAATTAAGGGCGACAGCGATCGCAAATCAGGCCATAACGAAGGAATTGGGCCGGAAATTATCGCCAGTCCACGATATGCGAGTCGAAAAGTCTTACAAAATCCCTCCAAATAAGCACAGAAAATAATATAAATCAGTGAATTAGCCCATTGCGGGCTATTTTTTTGTCCTGACCCACAAATATTTCTTGCATAACTATATTTTCTTGTGTATCTTCTTTTCCCATACCGGCTTCCACAGCGGGACGATGAGAGGGAGATGAAATGGATAAGCAGCAGCGCAAGAATTTGATTGCCGTGCAGACCATGCTGCGCAAGTTGAATCGCCGCGAGAGGAATTCGTTCGACATGGATTCTCTGGATGAGTGCGCATATGGGTTGATTCGCGCCAAAGGAATTCTGGGTCTGGCACCGGGATGGGGGATGCACCGCGAGTTTCTTGAGAAAAATGTCGGGCTTTCTGAACAGGAATCGCAATTCCTATTTCAAAACGACGGCGGCACCGACATCCGGCTGTATGACGATCTGCGTAAAAAACACCCCGGATGCTTATACGACAACGTGAGGGGCGATGCCGCTGTTGTCGAGTGCATTGATCGCATCGAAAACGTTCTGCAATTCCACGCCTAACCATGACCCGCGCACTCCTGATCTACGTATTAATCCTGATTTTACTGAGTGCTGCGGGGATTGCGGCTTATGAGTTTTCTGGAGAGATATATGAGTCAGTCAGTTAAGCATACGCCCGGTCCTTGGGCGGCCGTTAGAAATTCATCATTCTGGGAAATCCAGCCGGCAAACGCTGGCGTAGGCGACACACCATTCAATATCGGTGATGTTTGCGCATCCTCTCCCGGCTTCCCAGACAGCGGCTTACAGGAAGCCAATGCAAAACTGATCGCGGCTGCTCCAGATTTACTGGATGCCTGCGTCGTTGCAATCGGCCACATGACTGGCGGTATGGACGGCGACTGGCGGAATTGTGACCCCGTTGAAACCCTCCGCGCCGCCATCGCCAAAGCCCAATCAACCGGAGATTCACATGAGCGTGAGTGAGCATACGAAGGGGCGGTTGGTGTTTCAGCCGTCCACCGAGCGAAGCACTAGCGGTGCGTTCGAGATAAACATCGAAAGCGGATACCAGTATTACATCGCGGAGACCATTGGTGGATTGCGTGAGGATGAGCAAGGAGCCAACGCCCGCCGCATGTGCGCAGCGTGGAATGCTTGCGACGGTATCGGCACCGACGAACTGGAGCAGATAGAGGTTAAGCGGAACATGCGCCTCGCCGCCACCGAATACGCCGCGCTTGAGATTGACCGCGACCGCTTGCAAGCCGAAGTAGCGGAGTTAAGAGAGGCGTTGCTGGAATCGCGCTATCACTTTGAGACGCTGGCGAATTCATGCCACGACCAGAAGTTACGCGATACCTACATTGACCTTGTCGCACGGATCGCAGCCTTAATCGCCAAACATACCACCGGAGGCGGGAAATGAGCCAAACAATCAAACAAAGAGTAGCCCTCTCCAGTCTTTATTCGCACGATCCAAATCATTTCAGATTCCCTAGAACTAGTGAGAGTTATCCAGTAATTGAAGAGTGTGGGGATAAGTATGTGGGATGGGTGAGTGTGGTGATAGCGATTGTGTTTTTTGTAATTTGGCCTGTCTTTTTTAACTGAGTCTTTCCCATTAACTGAGAGCAAAGCGTGATTACCGATAAATCAAAGATTCTATTCCTTGACGTTGATGGAGTTCTGAACAGCGTTCGGTCGTGCTATGCGCTTGGCGGGTTCCCGCACTCAACCGGCAAGGATGATTTGCCGCTGTTCGACAACGTAGCCCTCGGGTTCATCCGCAGGCTGGTCAAAGAGACCGGATGCGAAATCGTGTTGTCGTCAACGTGGCGGCTGACGGAGCCATACCTTCAGTTTGGCAATGATTTGAAGTTGCCAGTCATGGACAGAACGCCATGCCTTAACAAAGCCCGTGGGCACGAGATTCAGCATTGGCTGGATAACAACCCGTGGGCCAAATACGCAATCGTTGATGACGACTCCGACATGCTGCCGGAGCAGATGCCTTATTTCGTAAAGACGGATGTTCAGGTCGGATTAATGACTGCGGACTTTGAAAAACTGATGGCCCTGCTGAAATGAATTTGGGAAACGGTTAGCTAATACGAGACCAAGTAATGAACGAATTAATCCGCTTTCTCTACTCATTAGACCTCTACTGGTTAGGCATGTTCGTATTGGTTGTTTGTTTAATTTGTCTAGCAATAGCAGCTTTCTATTCCTTAACGATGAGTTATTTGCAGTCAGAGGAAGAAATCATTAACGACTGGCGGAAATTAGGAGATACGAAATGAGTCCACGGGAATTGGCGGCAGCGATCAGAAAAGGTGCGGCGATGCGTCCACAGGGGTTTGGCCCCGGCTCGGGCAGGCGAGGCGATGGCACTTCATGTGCATTACAAGCGGGGGCGGAAGCAGTAACCGGAAGGCTACTTGTATATACATTGGAGTGCGCCGAAGCACTTGGGATTGACCATCGGCTGGCCTGTGAAATTTTTTCTAAAAATGACTCGGATGAAATGACCCGCGAAGCCATTGCCGACTGGCTAGATACCCTCGAACCAGAAACGAAGCCAGCCGACAAGCAGACCTACGAGAAATTCATGGCGACTGTATTAGCGCCGAGGCCAGAGCTTCAGATGCTGATCCATGAGGGTCCGCTGTGACCCACTCCGAAGCAGAAAGAGAGTTAATCGACCAGATCATGTTCGGTGAGAAATACATGGGTGTTGACCTCCCCTATGTAATGGATGGGGAACCAGTAGATACACTCCTGAGATTAACCGCTGAACGTAGACACGACGAAGCCATTGATTGGTTAAGAGTGTTTGTTAAACGATTTATCGAAGGTGAAACAGGGCAAAAACTTGTTTATTCGTTTCTCGCAGATGAACGAGAGCGACAAAAGTTAAGTGTTTTGGAAGATCGGGCAGAACTTCTATACCAGGAGGCGTGATGGCAAAGGTTACTTCAATAGGTTTTGAGCGCAGATACAGCGACGACAGCGGCGTTGAGTTTGGCGTTTATCTTGGGAGCAGAGAAATAACTCTGTCGCATATTTCTAATGTTGATTTCCCGGTCGAGGAGATCGATTGGCTTATAAGCTGCCTGCAAAAGATCAAATCCGAAATTGAGGAGGCGTGATGGAACAACCAAACGAACAGGAGTGGATGCGCTGGAGAATCATCCAACAGATGGAGGAATCCGCGAGGTTCGGGGATTTCACCCAAGACGAAATTAAGGAAGCTAAAGCGGCATTTGGATTTGCACAACAGAAAGAGGTTCAGCATGAACGTGTATGAAAAGCTACAGAAGGCCCGTATTGATCTTCAGGCAAAGAAGATGACCAAGTCAGGGCATAACAAATTCGCCGGTTATCAGTATTTTGAGCTTGGCGACTTCCTGCCGGAGATTAACAAGCTGTTCGCAGACCTGAAACTGTGTTCAACGGTTTCGTTCGGCAAGGAACTGGCCGAGCTTAAGGTCGTCAACATGGAAAAGCCCGAGGAAGTGATTACCTTCACCTCCCCGATGGCCGAGGCGAACCTTAAGGGCTGTCATCCCATCCAGAACTTGGGGGCCGTGGAAACTTACTCCAGACGCTACCTATACGTCACCGCCCTTGAGATCGTTGAGCATGACGCCGTGGACTCAGCCGCACCAGTAAACGAAACGGCGGCAGCAATGGCTAAGGCTGACGTTAAGCCACTGTCCGGAGCGAAAGGAAACTTGACCGCCGAGCAAGTCAGGAAGGTTGACGCCGTTGCCGGGAAGGTCGCTGATTGGATGCTGAATAACTCTACCGCTGACGCGGTGATGGAGAAGTCCAACGCGAACCTTGACGCCGACGAAACGGTCTATTTCTGGACTTTATTCGACAGTAAGGAAAAGTCCGCAATGACCAAAGAATTCTCTCGGCAGAAAACCGAGCGTTTAAACCGCGAAGCAGCTACACAAACTTAAGGAAAAATCATGGCCTTTGAACACAAACCCGGCAGTTTCTCACTTTTCAAAAACGACAAACAGGGCAACGAAAAACGACCCGACTATACCGGCGACGGGATGAGCCTCGACGGTAAGCACATCAAGGTCAGTGCATGGCTGAAGGACGGAGCAAAGGGTAAGTTTATGTCCTGCAAGTTTGAGGAAAAGACTGCCGGTGAGCCGATGAAGAACGCGCCCGCACAGCACCCCGCTGACCAAGAGATACCTTTTTGATGTTTGACCCAAACGAAATAGCCGAAAGGATGAGATTGGCCGGTGAAGACTGGTCCGATAAGGACGCCGCCGCCAATCTTTTAGAGGAGACGAAAAAGTCCGTCCTCGCGGAGTTAATGAATCAAGCCAAAGGATCAAGCGTGGCCGCGAAGGAATCCGAGGCTTTAGCCGATCCTGCTTACAAGCTGCATTTAGCGAACATGGTCAACGCGAGGAAAGACGCCAACCGCGCCAGAGTGAAATACGACTGCGCCAAAGCATGGGTTGAACTGGTGAGGACCGCGGAAGCGAGTAAGCGTCAGGAGATGCGGGGATGATTCGCTTTTTCTCTGCCGACTACAAAATTAACCAATCCATGCACATTGTCTTTGATGCAGAAGGAATGGAAAAAATGGTTTTGGTTTTAAACCGAGCATTAAACACCTACCACGATAAAGAATTAACCGAGTTACTAGATCAGATTAAGTCTTACCAGGAGAAATCATGAGCGAGACGCCGAAGTGCGACGAAGTGGCGCGGCATTACATGTATACGACTGAGTATCCTCTGCGTGAATGGGTGCAACTGGCCCGCACATTTGAGACTGAACTCGCCACCGTCCAAGCCGCCCTTTCCGCCGCCGAGCAGCGGGCAACTGTTGCGGAGGGGATGGCGAGGGATGCCAAGCGTATTCACGCGGCACTGACGGTAGCGGATGAGTGCGGGCTGATTACTGACACGTTATGGATGCTGGAAGGCAACGAAACCGTATTCGATGCTGTAGCCGCCCTCGCGTCCGGTGAGCCGAAATGAGCGGGCGGGAGGTAATGAGGATGTCGGTATGGGGTCGGCTGTTTCAGGCGCGTATGTGGCGAGAATACGCAATGGCTTGGGATGGCCGCAGAACCTCCATAACTGGCGTTGGCAGAGCATGGGTTGAGCACATCCTGAAGGTGTCACGCGACGAGTGCTTGCGCCGGTCACGCATAAATCTATATCTGGCGCGCAGACTTAACCGCCGTAACCCCGCAGCGCAACGTAACGGATAGGAGGAAGGGATGATACGCATAACGGTAACGACTGACGATTCAGGCATGGCCGCAAATGTTGGCGGGAATGTTCTGACCACGCATAAGTCATTCGACATAGATGCGCCAGAGCTTGAGGCATTCCTGCGCGAGAAATTGGGCGAATACTCGCATCGCCAGCCTACCGCCTGGGAACTCGTCAAATGACCCACCCAACCGCAGACGAAAGAGACGCGCTGGTGAAGCGGCTACGGGCGCACATAGAAGCCGAGTATTTGAAGCGGCGGCAGGAAGGATACGCTAACGGATTGGCAATAATACCGCCAGCCGGGGAATTGGAGAGTTTGCTGATTGCCGCACACGCTGCAATTGTCGCCACTCCGCAACGCATTCTCGCCAGCCTCATCCGGCTGCGGGGGGATGCAAAACGGTTGCGCGAAAACCTGTTCGACAACCCAATCTTGCGAGACCCTGGAAACGATCATTACCGCGAGGGATACGAGGACGGACTGAACGATATGGCCGATGAATTTGATGCCGCCCTCCTGCTGCGGGGGAAGCCGTGAGCAACGATGATGAAATGGCGCGGTATAAAAACGCAGCAATTTATGGAATTTCGCACCCGGAGATTTACATGACAAAAGCCGATGAACTGTGGGAGAAGTATGCCAATGACGCAGACGCTTACTGCAAGCGCGTCATGTGTCACCACGACTTTATGATCGCCCTCCACGAATACGGCGCACTCGTCAGGCAGAGGGATGCGGAGATGTGCGGCGATGAGCGACACGTATGCCCGCCGGGTCATGACGCCACATATAACACGGCCTGTGACGACTGTTCCGCCGCGATCAGCAAGGAACCGCTGCCGTGAAATTTGTTGGTCTTTTCTAACAGACACTTTCCCAAGAATAGGGATTAATGATGATTCCTTTTGAATACGAACTCTGGTCGCCAGAACAGTGTGGGACTTACTTCGGGATCTCCGGTGAACACTTCCTGAAGAAGAAGCGTTACGCACCAGGATTCCCGAAACCCGTCACCGACGACAACGAGAAGCCCAGATGGAGAGCTAAGTCTGTGGCTGAGTGGGCCGTCAGGGAAACTCAGGCGGCGTGATTACGTTTAATTTACCCGTAAACCAGAATAGTCTTTACAAATCAATGTCTATAGATTCCGGCTCCCGGCACTCCACCCCTCCGAATGAATACCGCTTACCCCTGTAAGCCACGGGAAACCAGGATAAGTATTGGTGTGTTATTGTCCACCTTTACCCGAAATTTACCCGAAAATTTACCCGTGGCTACATTTACCCCAGTTGGTAAGTCCACCCGCGCCCAGATATGCGTAAAGGGCATTCGGGAGTCTAAAACATTTGAAACCAAGGGGGCTGCGAGGGCTTGGGCGATTCGTCGTGAAGATGAAATTAAGTCAGGGGCGATTATCCCTGATCGGACGTTTTCGGAACTCCTAGACCGCTACGCAAGGGACGTATCTGTAGGCAAGAAGGGATTCCGTTGGGAGTCGGTGAGAATTGAGGCCATAAAACGCTCCACGATTGGCAAGGTGAAGCTGAAAGACCTAGACCAGACCCATGTAGTCAAATGGCGGGACGAGCGTTTAAAAACGGTCTCAGGCTCTACAGTCGTAAGAGAAAAGAACCTACTCTGCCACGCCTGCACAATAGCTATTGATGAATGGCGATGGTTACAGGTTAACCCGTTCCATAAAGTCAGAATGCCCAAGGAGTCCAGACACCGGGAAACTTTAGCGACGGACGACGACCGGGAAAAGTTAGGGAATGCCGCGACAACGGAACCTTACAAGAAAGCGTTAAGGGCTTGGGATTTTGCCGTAGAGACAGGAATGAGGGCTGGGGAAATCTGCGAGCTTAAAGAGATTGTCGGGAATGTGGCTGTTTTAGAGGATACGAAAAACGGCACAAAACGGGAGGTTCCGCTGTCAGCTAAAGCCGTTGAACTCTGGAATGAGGGGCCGCTTAACTTAACCCCTAAAGTCCTAGACGTTAACTGGAGAAGGCTTTGTAAGATGGCATCTGTTAAGGATCTGCATTTTCACGATTCTAGACACCTCGCGGCCACCAGATTAAGTAAAAAACTTAACTTATTGCAGCTATGTAAAATGTTTGGCTGGAAAGACCCAAGACACGCGATTATTTACTTTAATGAATCGGCGGAAGATATCGCTAAAAGCCTATAGGTATGATCGTTCCTCTTTTGGGGTTTTTCCCCATGAATAAGGAGTAATGAAAAACAGCCGTTTGTTTATTCGGCCTGTCTTTCTAACTTTTAGTTTCCCATTACAGGAGAGCAAAGCATGGATCAGAAAATTGAGGCGATTAAAGTGGTATCCGACGATTTGGAGCGGAAAAGGGTGCGATATGAAATGCTCGGGCTGATTAACACTCACGGACAAACCCCGGAGGGTAGGCTTGAGTTGGCGGCCCAATATCGGGTTGCAGAAGAGGATTACTTTAAGGCAAGGGGAACCATGAGGATGGTTCTGGATAGATACGCGGCATCTACTGAGTCTGCGCCCACCGCTTAACCGAATCCAATGCTAGGGCGCTCTCTGTGCCTTCGACAATGAGTTCCGCAGTTCCTCCAGTAAATCGTTGTAACGCTCGGTCAAGGTCGGCCCTTGAGAAGCAGGCGAGTTCAGGACTTCTGGAGTCGGCGGGGGCGTCGGGCAAACTACTGCGACTGGCGTTGTCGCGCAGCCGCTTATTAAGAGACTGATTAGCAGCAAGTAACTTTTTGTAATCTTCATCCGCTTTTACCTTTTTCGCTAAATCTGCTTTTTCCTGCGCTCGTGCTTTAATCTCAGCAGCCTCACCCTTGGCTTTTACCTCTGCCACAAAGAGTGCGTATTCCTTCTTGGTTGAGGCGTGGCTGGCTTTCTCGATCTTGAGCAATACCGACAGCCCAAGGATGATTACAGCGGCTCCTACGGCCACCCAGCCCATCAAACTTAATTGAATGAATCCTCTTTGGGTCATGCTAAAAATACCTGCCTTTCAGCGGCCCTGCGTCTAGCGAGACCAGCTAATACTTTCCCAGCAGCTTTGTCCCACCTTAATAGCTGTTGCGCGGCGGAATGCTTATCACCGTTATTAAGCAATTTAAGCAAGGTAGAACCCATAAAAGCACCACACCCGACGTTAAAGGCGAAAGACACGAGAGCATCGAATTCGTCTTGAGTCAGATCCACCTCAACCGCGTCTGTAACGCACTCCTCGAAGCGTCTAACGTCATCCTTAAGCAGTTCTTCTGCCTCCGCTTCTGAGATGGTCATACCCTCTTTAACGTGCTTACCAGTCGATCCGTAACCTATCGTTAAAACACCAGCGGGGCAGCGATAAGCGGTTAACTCTAGACCCTCGAACTGTTTAATTAACTCAAGTCCTTTGTTGCCTATTTTCATGTTTGGTGCATTCTTTCGTAGTCACTTGCGGGTAAATCGGTCATTTCGTAGCCATCGCTAATGCGATATTTGCTGCTGCGTAGCAAGCCATCACTATCGCCAGAGCTATCTTTTCTTTGGTCAAGAGGTCGATACAGCAACCCAGATAAATGGCGCTTGTCAGGTAAAGTGGTGGTGCAGACATGTATAGATTTCTTTATTTTTTCGACACGTTTTCTGGACATGCGTAAATTCGTACATTTTTTCGACATGTTCACCATTGGTGTACGTTCGTCATTCGTGAATCACGAACATGTCAGATTTGGCATATAACGAAGGATTCAGGGGATAACAGGTCATGGGTGGCGCTATGGCATGTCCGGCCAATGCTTGTTGTTTTTCTCAAAGTTCTCTTGCGGCGACATGAGTTGCAGATTTTCTGGAACATGCAGCCCGCACACCAGCTTGCTTTGCAGGGGAACGATGTGGTCTACGTGGAGGCCGCATTTAGCCGCCTCGAGATACTTCAGCCGGATAGCCCTCCTATCTGACCAGCGCGGCGTTGCACATTTCAGCGCGGCTCTACGGGCGGCAGTATCCGCATTAACGGAGCCTCGATTGTTTTTCTTCCACTGGCGAGACCTCTGGTAGTGCCTTTCGCGCTCTCTCAGGAATCTTTCTGCGGAAGCCTTGCGCGCCCTCTCGCGGTTTGCCTCATACCAAGCCTTCGCTCTGGCCTTTTCTCGATCCCGAACGGTCTCCCGATAGGCCAACTGTCGGGCCATCCTCGCGGGAGTTTTGTTGTATTCCTTATCAAACGCTTTCTTGCGGTCAATATTTTTCGCATACCATTCCTGAGACTTAAGAATGGCGCACGGCTTGCAGATCGGGGTAAGCCCGTCTTTGCTTGCTTTTCTGGTGTGAAACTCTGAGTGCGGCTTATTAAGCTCGCATCTGCTACACTTCTTGATAGCCATCGTCACCTCTTGCACAGGTTTCATGGTTAGGGGGCGTTGTGTTAGCGCACAACGTTCCCCGATTTTACCACTACGAATAGCACTTCTCCAGAAATTTCATGCTTACTAGCATTGGATCGTAGTGGCCGGTTCCGTCCACCTCATGCTTAATAATTATCTGGCGACGCTGATTATTCCCCTGATAAGTTAAGTAATGCTCATCGTGCGAATAAAACGTTCCGCACATAAGCGCGATGTTCTGGGTTTTCTTGTGAATGGCAATATCGCAAGTCTGTATATGCCCCTGTGTGCATGACTTCTGGCGCTCCCTAAGTAGGGCGGCGGCACTCGAGACGGGCCTTCCCATAGCGCCGCTTACAAAGTAATGGCAATACTCTATCGAGTCTATTTCTACCGGCTTGAGAAAGTCGTGAACCTCCCAACCAAAATCGCGCAATCCGAGATCATCGAATCCGAACTTCCCAGAGAACTCCGGGTTGTTTTCAACATATCTAACGATTCTGTGTTCATGGTTCCCCATCGTGAAAACTAGTCTTGGCTTGTAGTTCTTAACGGCTTGAATCGGGGCCAGGAATCGCTCCATTGCCTTCCGACCGGCCTTGATGTCGTCTACATACCTACGCCCCTCGAAGCTTAATTTGCCCTTGTCGTAGCTGGACAGAGATGGCATGTCCCACCAGTCGCCTATCATTACAATTACGTCCGGTAGCTTTTCTGCTGCGTAATTTCCGGCCCATTCAAGGTGGTCTGTGTTCACGCCAGGTTTAACCTGCGTATCAGGAATGACCATGTGCATCCGGCCCAGCCTTTGCTTCTGGTAAATCCTCGGGGCGTCTTTCCTGAACGAGGGTCTTAATCCCCTAACCTTCGCCGCGTTCGCCCTGTTCCTGAATGTCTCCCTTGGTAGCTTAGTAGCGCCAACTTTCGATGCGTTCGCCCAGCTACCGTGTTCTTCTAAAACGTCTAAAACTTCAATCAGCAGAGATTCATCAAGTGGCTTGGTAGGCACGTCACTCCTTTAGTTTAAGAATGTCGATATCCCCACCGCAGAACATATTTATTTTCGTCGCCTCTTTACATGCGAGGTCTGGGGGCATCTTCTGAATTCTCATGCAGTAAAGAGCCACATCCGCACCACACCCTACCGCGTAGTTTTTCTCTTTCAGCCGAAAGCCGTTTAGCGAGTTGTTGTAGAGGAATATCCCGTCATCCCGAAGATGAAGGATGGAGAAGTTATCTTTGTCGTAATCAAAGGAAGGTCTGTCATTCGCCGGTTTCCCTCTGGCGATCCAGTCCATGACAATCTCCGGATGGTTCCCTGCCCCGCCAAGAATTGACCCATCCATCAGGCGAAGCATTTTCTCTGCGTGGTAATGGCTTGAGTCATCCTCATTACAGAGGGTGTCAGCAGCCATTAACTCAAGATTGCAGGCTATGACGGTCATTGAAGATGCCTCTTATCCAGAACCATCACGCCCATCACAAACTCACCGACGAATACAAGAACACGTCCGTCCTCCAGAAAAGCGTGCATTCCTTCATCAGTCCTAGACCCACCGGATATTTTCGATCCTGATAAATGCTCCATCACATCTTCTACTGTGGAGACTTCCACTAGATCGACTTCCCGCACATATGGGTTGCGGCGTTTTTAGCTATCTCCTGAACGTCTTGAACGGAGATCAATACACAACCGCCTTTTTGTGAACACTCAATCATTTCTTCTACTGAGATCACGATGGTCACTGAGCCGTCTGAGTTGTTGATAATGTCAGCGGCGTTAACAGGGAAAGCTAGGAGGAGTAAGAGTAGATATTTCATGATTTACTCCATGTCTCTGCTTTCTTTTCCAAAGTCTGCTCAACAAGGAAAATCGCCCTCGTTCCCATATGACCTGACAAAGCAACTCCAGCAGCGGTTAACCATTCGTTAACCTCAAACCCTCGACATATCCAGAAAGTCACTAAACCGACCGCGACAGAAACAAAGACTTCACCGATCAATTCCATGAAATTAAAAGCCCTGACTTTCCCGGCCTTATACTTTCCGTAGAATGAAAAGAATCCACCCGCAGCAGCTACCGAAGCCATCCAGAATGTAGGAACTAGGTTTTTCATCGTAAAAGGACCGTTTTCGATGATGACCTTCGCCATCTCTGTTTCTGGTGTAGCCATGACTTACCCTTTAATGTGTGGCAGACTTAACTCGCCGCTAGTGGCGGGAGGGGCCTTGCCTTGGTTGCGTAATCAACTCGGGGGCTGCCCATATTTGCGTATGGACAGTCGCCCCTCTTTTTCTGATACAGTTACGGGATGACTGCTTTTTGGGTTGCCCTACTCAGGCCGTTCCTTGCGCTTCTGGTGCTTGGGCTGATTTGCCTTCCAGTTAGGCTTGCGGCGAAGCGTTATCTACCCGAGGGCAGACTAAAATCCTTATTGCTGTTGCCCCTGCGTCGCAAGAATCCCGCCGTATCCGGCAATGGGTAGACTGCGCTGATAGATATTCCCGAGGAGTCCGGTCGGTGCCGGACGTGCGCCCTGCATTAACTGCGCGGCCAGTTGCGGGTTCAAAAGCCCACTACCGATAACGTCCTGAATACCCTGCTCTGCGCCCCTCATGCCCCACTGAATGGGTCTTGCAGCGGAGTTCGCCAGAACAGATTCTGCCCACGACTGAGGAAGTCCCATAGGGCCAAGGATGCTTCTAACTAAGTTTTGACTGGCGAGGTTTTGCGCCGTGTTCGATCCTACGGCCCGGGCCATATCCTCAGAAGTCGCCTTACGAGCCAAGTCCTTCGCAACGCCCTCAACGACATTAACCGCTGGTGGACTCATCACATCGGACAGGTTATTAAACTGCATCCCTGTGGCACCCTTGATTGTTCTGGGGGCGTCCTGAACCGCCCTTGCGAATGTGGCAGCGGTTTCCCTCGTTGGGGTTTCCGCATACTTCATCAGGGCGGGCTCAAGTTTATCCAACAGAACCCTACCGACTTCCATCTGGTTAATTGGCTTCGACCATTCCGCGTAAGCCGTCCGCGCCTTGCCGTATTCGGGAATGTTCTTTTCCATCCACCCCTGAAGCGCCTCTTTGGTGTTGGACAACAACCGAACTTCGCTATCAGCACCCGCACGTTTAGCCGTGCCGATTTGGTCATCAAGCGACATCTTCAGGAAGTGCAGACCGTTCCCGGTAAGCTCACCTTTTGAGGTAACGGTTTCAATCCCGGCCTCACGCGCCATTTTCTCAGCCTGACCCCATGCCGCCTGAAGTGACGGTCTTTCCATGATTTTGGAAATGGCGCGGTCCTGCACTCCTACGGGGATCTTCGCTTTATCAGCGGCAGCGTAAAGGGACTCCGACATCAAATCCCTAACACCTTTCTGTTGCGCCATCTCATCGGCAGTTCCGGCAATTCCCCTCAATGCCCCAGTCCTTGCCGTCATATTGGAGGCTGCACGTTCCCCGAGGTTATTCCCTACGGTCGGGTTAATGCCCTTCATTGCCTGTTGAAGGTTTGAGATGCCAGGATTTTGCGCGACTTCGGCTAAAGTCGGAACGGAGCCTGAAACGAACTGCTGCGGGTTCTGTGCGGCGCGAATCACATCATCAGCGTTATCCCCAGCAAAGCGCCTGAAAGTATCTCCGGCCATTCTTTCCCTGCCGGACTTGGTAAACGGCGCGATAAGACCGCCTACAGCCTTCGGTATGGCCCGACCCAGCAAGACCCCGCCCGCACCACCGGCAGTGCCGCCAACAGTGTTTTTAATGGTTTCTTCGGTGCTTACTGAGGGCTGAGCCAACCCCATCCCCGCGCCAATAGCAGCGCCACCAAGCACGGTGTTAGCGCCGGGGATAAACATCGTCGGGATAGCAGCCGCAACCTGACCAGCTATATTCCCGACCTTGCCTGCGGTCGTGTTTTTAAGCGGAGCCTCCAATGCTCTGGACTTGGCAACATCCGCCCTATCCTGAAGCCCAACCATCTGCCCTAGACCTTGAGCCAAGTCAGTAACCCCAGAAACCGCGCCCGCGCCGAACTTAGCAGCCGTGGACATACCGGAAGTCGGATCGCCAAACCCTGCGGGTTCGATTTGCTGCATTGGTTTCTTTTGGAACTGCCCCTTTGCATACTCCAATACCTGCGCCTCGTTAGCGCCTTCAGGGGCGTTAATTTCGTATTTAGCCCCATCGGGGCCGGTCACTCGATATTTAGCCATCAGTCAACCTTCTGGATAGACCATCCATCGGTCTCGCGCTCAAGGGTTACGTTTTGCGGGCTGAGTTTGTATTGCTGCGCGATGCCTTTGTATTGAGAGGCAACACCGGACTTGCCTTTTTGGAACTCCTCGTTAATCGCTTTAGCGGAATCGTAGAAGTCCTTACGCTGTGTCGGGGTCAGCTTTTGACCGCTGGCAACCAGATTTGCATAGTTGTAGACCTTATCCAGAAGGCCAACCGCACCCATAGCAAGAGCCAATTCAGACTCACGGACAACCGAAGTCGGGTCAAGAACCTTCATGTATTTAGTAGCCATCGCCAGATCGTTAGCGGGAGATGGATTCTTGTAGGCTGTATCAATCAGCCTGAACGCCCCGGCCATTTCGTCAGCGTTCTTAACTACGGCGTTACCCCTGAACTCATCACGAAGTGCTTTCTCGTTTTTGAACGGGTCAAGCGCCGGGTTTACTACTGTGGTTTGCCTTGCCGCGCCTTTTGCTGCCTTGTTCAATTCATACTGCTGAACCGCTGCGTTAGGGACAACATTTCCGCTGGCGTCCCTGCCGAACGCCTTGTTTATATCGTTCACCGGGGCGGTCTGGGTATACGGATTTACCGGCATCCCATTGACGAACTCACGCTTAACAGGCTCTACACCGAGTGGGCGGAAAGTCGTTTCGGGAGTCGGGCTATTTATGTCCACATAGCCCCTTTTCTTGGTTCCGTCAGGCTGCGTAAGAGTTGTCTCAGTCCACTTCGGGGCCTTCGGCTGCATACCCCTCGCAACACCAACAGGATCAATCTGAGCGAGAATCCCGTTAACGCCCTCCATATCCCCGGCCTGAAGTTTCTGACCCAGCAGACCCTTCAGTTGTTGCATCTTCTGCATTTCCTGCTGCTGGCCCATCGCTTGCTGAATACCCAATAGACCCTGCTGTTGACGCAGACCGTTCATCGCTGATTCTTCGTTCTGCTGTCTTGCGCCCATCATCCCGCGAATAAACGGATTTTCGTATGCAGCCATATTTTTATCCTTAGAAGCTGAAGCCGTTATTCAGTTTGAACGGGTTGGTTAAGTTCTCAAAACCAGAACCCAAGGCTTCGTAAATTCCGCCCTGCGCCTTAACTCCCATCAATCCGGACTGCGCCCCGGCCTGAACCGGAGCAGAGCCAAGCCCGCCGAATTGACCAAGCTGGTTCCGGTAATCGAAGGACTTGCTTAAGTTGTTATCAATGCCGTATTTCAGGAGTTCGCCGATTGCGGTGCTGGAGTCGGCTGGATTGCCGAATTTTGCAGAGAGTGCGCGGGAAGCCTGATCCATCGCCGCTTGACTCGACCTTTGCATATCAGGGGTGTCTGCGAATGACCAATTGGGGTCGTAGGTCGCCGCGAGTTTGTCCCGGTAAGGCTGGCCCATACCAAGATACTGTTGCGCCAATTGATTGTAGGAGTCCGCCTGTTGCCCGCCAGCGTAAGCACCGATACCAGCAGTTCCGAGCGCACCGAGTATCTGCGTCCAGTCAGTCTCACCAGGCCCACCAAGCACGTTCTGTAGCAAAGAGCTGCCAGCGGATTGAGCGCCTTGCGAAAGCCCTTGCGTCAGGAAGTCTGTAAGACTAAATCCAGAACCAGCGCCCGCTCCACCAGCAATCGTCGGGATCGCCCCAAGTCCAGCACCACCAGTCAGGCCCATCCCAGCACCACCAAGAGCAGCCAAGGAGCTACCCGTAGACGTAGCGCCACCAGCAACGCCAGCCGCAGTCAGTGGGTCGCCAAACGTGGGCAGAGATGACCACCACGGGGCTTCTGCGCCGAGCGCCAAGGCACCCTCTGCCGCGCCTTTGACCGCGCCGGCACCAGCGCCCGCGCCCGCCGCAGCGCCGCCAAATATGCTCTCCGTTCCCGGCAAATACCCGCCAAGCCCAGCGGTCGCCAGCCCGAGAATTCCCATCTTGACCAGACCACCTAGCTTGTCGTCAGGCGCGATGTATTTCAACGGCTGATTAACATAAGCAGTAGTCCCATTAGGCGTTTTGAAATACTGCTTACCGTCAGGGCCGGTTTCGACTGTGCCGTCGCCATACAGATATTTTGCATAATCAGCGCCACTCTGGAAATTCGTCCCGTAGTTCTGATTCATCCAAGATACATCGTTCAACGGTTCCAGTGGCACATAACCCTGCTGCGTGATCTGGGCTTGTTGATAACCCGTAAGGTCATTCCCCATCATCTCGTCCAACATCCCCTGACTCAGGCGTTGTTGCTCACCTTGTCCGTCAGTGATGTAACGACTTCCGCTGTCGTTCGCAGCCCCTACTCCGAGGGATGCTAAGTAAGCTTCAAAATCTGGGATGGATAGGGCCATGTTATTTCCTTGTTTTTCTTTTTCTTATCTGACGCGACGCGCCGTGATTTTTCCGAACAGTGTCATGCCGACAGTAAAGCCCGCTCTCGCACCGAAGTAATATGTCGTTGTCGATGAAATACTTACTCTCACCGGGGTAATGCCGAGAATAAGTAGTGAGTTAGATATGTTGATTCCGGTGCCGTAGAAAAACTCGTTTCTTCCGGTTCCTAGTGCCGGAGTTGTCGGGGCGGTTGCTGATGTGGTGTTTATCCACCCATCCAAATAACTGCCAGTCGCAAGATTCCCGGCGAGAAACCATAGCTCCGCACTAACATCCCAATCACCAGCGGTGATAGAAAGTGACCCCGCATTGGCGTGCGTATCAGTCGTCAGCGCAACACCGGAGCCAACCAATACAACGGTAGATAGAAACTCCCCGACTTGCCCAGTCGCAGCGTCAGAACCGTCCGTTACTCCGGTATTAATCGCGGTCTTGATATTCGCCACCGTCGCCTTCTTGGTCTTTACATTCCCCGTCTCGGATACGTCGAATATCAGGAGTTCATCACCGGAGGCGACGGAGGTTAGTTCTTGCTGCGTGTCGATGTTTTGGCGCTCTGTTAAGAGATCAAGCCAGATCTTTATATCTTCAGAATCGTATGGCGCACCCCTGACTCTTGCCGGAAAGTCGCGGACTGGCATTAATGCTTGCCTTCCGTGTAATCAAACTTCAACGCCTGCGCTCGGAAGGCCGTATTCGCTGAGTGTGTGAGCCTCCACGCCCTGCCTCCCCTGTGCGCTTTAACACGATGGATTACCGGCTGGTTCATGGTTAAATCGAAAGTTCCAGCAGTGGCCCAGGTTGCGTAATCATCATCTGAGTATTCAAGGGTTGCAGCGCCAGACGCCTGAATATCGGACCCAATCAGAGAAACCTTTTGATATGTCTTTAGGTTCTCAGTGCCCATATTGACCTTAGTGGTCTGAATGGTCATGGTGTAAGCAACCCCGTTGTCCTGATAGACCGGGGAATTAACATCCAACTGATACACGGAGCCACTGGTTGAATTTAAGGCAACAGCCCAAAGGCTGTCCCCGATCATGGAAATCCTGAACTGAAACGGGAACCCGCTGTTCGTCCAAATTCCAGTGGATACGTCATAGATTTGTGACAAAATTATTGATGTGGTGTCGCCCTGAGACAGAAACACCAATGATTGCCCGCCAATCATAAAAGCGGCCATATCAGTGGTTAAATCAGAGTTCGCAAGTTTGTCGATTGCTGGGCTTGATATTTTTTTCAGGCCACCACCGTCTAGCTGCCACACGCCTGACTGAGGGCCGGAGCCCGCTGCGTGGAAAAATAATGTGTCTTGCAGCGAAGTGACGGCGCGACTATATAAAACGCCAATACTAATAACGCCACCCTGAACCCTACTCAATACTGAGCCAGATGGATTCCCTGCGTTATAAAATGGCTCAATACTTTTTTGCCCGAAAGCAAGAATCCGATCCCTCTGTTTTTTTACACAAATCAGAGTGTCTGTATTTGAGTTCGCCTCAATAACTGATGATGCAGACCAACTGGTAATTGAATTTAAGTCGCTGTGCTGAACCTTGTCTTGCAACGCAGTCACGGTAAAAACATAACCGTCCATTTCAACAAACCCGCCAACAGTCCCAAGAAAATCAGGGTCTATGATCTTCGCCATGATGGATCTTGTTACGGTTGTCGAAGTCGCCGCGCCAGAGGTCGCGTTAGCCGTCATCGTGACAGTGCTGGTCCCAACATCGTAAGAAAGAATCCTCGTGCCAGCGGGTATTCCCGTCCCGCTTAATGCCTGACCGATGTAAAACTCATCAGTTACGGTGACGTTAGCTAGGACCGGGCTTCCACTCGTTCTATCCCCCGAAAATGTAGCCGCACCCTGTAACGCGCCAGTCGGTATGAAGTAACCGCCCTCTCCAGAAATTAAGACAACGACCTCCCCGCCTATAATTGCCTCGGTAATTTCCCTGGCAGTGTTCCCGGTATCAGTAACTCCGACCAAAGTATTATTTACATAAACGCTACTTGGTGACCCACCGAAGGCCCTGACGTTATACGTCCCCACAAAAATACAATCGCCCTTACTCCCAGCGGCTGGGGTTGATTGCACCGTCCAGCCAGGTCTTTTCTCTGCGTATAAAGCCCTAGAATTTGTGAGTGGGTTATCTTGTGCGGTAATAAAAACAGAACTGAATATCTGATCTTTACCTGCGGCTAAGGCCGTTTGTGCGCGGATACCCCTCTGATTCGGCGTCCCAACTAAAGGTATGGTTTGGCTAGGCATAAAAAAACCGCCCGAAGGCGGTTGTCTGGAGTTTTGATTTACTCAATGGAAAGACCCATCAAAGCAGTGCTTAACCTCATGCCCTAATGTCCCCCATTGGCCGTTTTCGTAATCCAACTTACCGTTGATTGTTTTCATGGGCGGGTCCGGAGCGAATACATGGCAGACCTCCCCATCGAAGTATTTAAATCCAAGCATTTTTATCTGATCCACGGTGACGTTGAGACCAAGCTTTTTCGCTTGCTTAAAAGCATCTTCCCCACGGTGCCACTTAATTTTTACCGCTCCGGTCTGATCCAAACTTGAGCAACCGGACAAAAAGATAAGCAATATAAGTATTCGCATAAACCCTCCTGCGGACTATTCTCCCACAAGCAGGAGTTGTACAAATCTTGACAAGGGTTTACTATTTAGCGGTGCGTTAATAGTGCGGGACGGAGTAACCTGTCCCTTGTTTGTTTTCCTGGTTCAGGCTCATTTTAAAATCACGGTAGAGTGAATCCCACACTGAGACCCTTTCCTCCCGGCCCAACCATCTTTCAAGGTAAGCGCAGGACTTCCAAAGATACATCTCGGGGTAGAGTAAAAATACGGTATCCGATACTGACGCAGAGGTCAGTTGAGACAATCTCCGGTAGTAAGTCCCGTGTAAGACATAAGTCCCGACATCAGGCAACGGCCCGAAGATGAAATTATTTCCGCTGATCGCTATGTAATCAGGTTTTGCCCTTGGATGAGTCCCGTTCAAGTAAGCTGTTTGGACAAACTCAGCCTCACGATAAAACAACCGGAAATTTTGATTAGCAACATCAGTGTAGTAGGCGTATTTCAGATCAATAAAATCTGAAGGAATAGCTACAACATCGCTAGAAATCGTTGCCGAAAGGCTTTGCTCCATCTCCTTCAATCGGAGATCGTGCCAAATCTGCTTCTCTGAAATATTTATAACGTCATCCACCATCACGGAGATATCCGAAGCCCCCACGTTAAGCGCGTTGGCTATTGATGTCTTTAATGTGGCGAATGAGGTCAGAGCCATTATTTTCTAGCCTTGCAGTGTTTTTCGTGCAAAAAAAGTCCCCTGGTGATGTCTCGACCGCAATACCTACACCCGCCCTTTACTTCACCGATAACCTCTAAAACAGGTTTAGGTTCCGGTGCGTAAAGCAGGGCTGGACGCTCTTTCGTAAGCTGCGTCTGTAGTGCGTATGCCTGTCGCCTTCTCATTCAAGTCCTTTTTTACTGTTTGAAATACGTCGTCCCAAGTCTGGGTTTGACGGTAGAGTTTTACGGATTGATACCAAGGAACCGACTCCCCAGAGATTCCATATCTCCAAGCAGGTTTACTCGGGGTTAAAACCCAGCAAGGAACACCCAAAGCCCCGGCAAGATGGATCGTTGTGTTACAAACAGAAACGACCAAGTCACACGCTTTAATCAAAGCCGCTAACTCGTCAATGTCGTCTATCGACTCCTGCCAGTGGGGAATCTCCAAATCATTCGCGGAAGCACCAGCCGCCCCATACTGAACAGAGACAAACGTGCAAGGGGTGTCTAAAAACCTCTTCCAAAGGCTGATAGATGCGTTTCTAACGTGCTGGTGGGTTTTCATCGTCCCGCCCTTCCATGAGAGGGCTACGAACGGGCCTGGGCCAGTCTTTTCAAGCTCTCGACTGTAAAACTCAACCCGAGAAGGGTCAGCAGTGAGATAAGGAAGGCCATCAGGAACAGGACCGACATAACAACCCAGAGAACCCATCGGGCAATACGCATCTGGATTGTTTTCCTTAATCAGGCTTTCGTGATCCGGGTAGCACTTAACTCCGAAACTTCGATCAAATAATTTAACTAATCTGTGGTTACATTCAATAACGACAGTTTTTGCTCTTTTCTTCGCTTCCTTTAAAAAGGAAAGGAATAGAACTTCATCGCCCAAACCCTGTTCACCGTGGATCGCTAAGCAGTTAACCTCCTCACCTTCCCAATGCTTACATTCGTAAGGTCTGGGATTGAATTCTCTGGTAGGTCTCTCGGGGTCGATGTAATATCGGTTTTTGTAAAGCTCCCACCCTTCCTTAAATTCGCCCAATTCCATCAACGCCAAACCCTTATGCTTAAGAGTTCTCGCGTCGTCCGGGTGTTTCTCTAAAACTTGATTGCAAAGCCTTAAAGCTTCCGAAGGTTTCCCTTCGTTGATATAAAGCCCGCCAAGATTCAAGAACGGCGAATTGTCAGAGGGGTCTAACTCAAGAGCGTAGTTGTAGAGTTTTAACGCGGCCTCGGGCTGGCCTATCGTTCTATACACACTCCCCAAAGCATTGGGGATGTAGGCCATGCTTTTTAACTTATCCTGTGTGTGGGCAAGATCCATTGCCCTCGACAGGAGTTGCATTGCTAAACCGATTCTTTGAGTGTCCAGTAAAAGGCACCCGTATAAATAAGCCGATAAAGGCTCTTCTGGGTCATTAGCTACGATCTGGTCATAAAGCCTTTCGGCACTCAGATAGTCGCCTTTTAGTTGATACTCGTGCGCTTTTCTAACGGCTTGTTCTAGCAAAAAAAAGGGCGAGGATTTCTCCCCGCCCCTCCAAGGTTTAAAACGGTTAAATGTTGCCCGGAGCGACGTATTTCACAACCAGGTTGATACTGGCTGTAGCGCACACGGACGCACTTGAAGCAACGGTAAGACCAACCCACGCCCACTGAGGAACAGCGTCGTCAGACAGACTGACCTTGACCGGCAGACCGCCCGCGTTAAAGCGGACAAGCTGTGCAGTCGCGGACAGAGTCATGCCAGCACCGAGGTTGTTATCTGCGGTGCCAATAACGCCAATCTCAAAGAGGGTCGCAGCGGTGCCAACGGTTCCGGAGATATACCCGTCAATGATCGTCGCGCCGTTAGGCACTTTGACCATCAGATAAGTATCACTCACTGAAACGGTAGCGCCACCAGCGGTGTATTGACCACGAGCGACGGTTACGCCTTCAACACCAAGGCGGGGGGTTGCAGTTGCAAAGGTTCCAGTAATAGAAGCCATGATTGATCCCCTTACGCCGGTGCCGGGGCATAGCCCGACAGAGTCACAACGCCAAAATCGTTGCTGTTAAACACGGTCTTTTTCACACCGAAGATCATCCCGGCCTCAACACCCAGCTTGTTGCCGTAGTCGAACATTTCCTCGTTCCAGTCCATCTTGTTCGGGGAACCGTTCTGACCCACAGCCACAGCCAAAGATTGAGCGCCACACACAGCGCCGCGGCGGAAAGCCGAAGCAGCGCCAGAGTTAGGCGCTCCAGCAATCGTCGGCAGGTAATTCCACTCATGAACGATGCAGCCGTTATGAATGAACTCACCACCGGTCAGAATCGGGTTGTCCGAAATCTTCCCGCCGGTCAATTGCGCTTTTTGGATGTCGAAGAAGTTACCTGCGGTCGAAGCATCGGCACGCATTTGCTGAATCGCCCACGGATGAAGGAAGGCAACCCAATACTTCTTACCGTCGATGTTAATAGGACGGATACGCGGAACGCCTGCGCTTGTGGGTTCTTTAGCAAGAGCCACGGCACGGTCGATATCGCTCAGCTTGATCGCGTGGGTGGTCGTGGCGGAGAGAGATGCTTCCGTCGAATGACCACCACCGCAGACCAGACGAGACGGCGCGATAGTCGCTTGGTTTCCGGTGTAGCGAGTGTCAGCCTGGGCGGTGTTACCCACCAGTTGATTCGCAGCCGAGATTTCAAGCCGCTCAGTCCACCAGTCCGTGAGACCCATGCGGATTTCTTCACGAACAGAGAACGGAACGCGTTGCTCAGACATTTTCCCGTTTGACCGGACTGCATGGCGCAGTTGGTCCAGAAACACATTGTCGCTATACGTGACAAGGGGTTCCTCGTTTCCTTCGAGGGTTGAATCGCCCTGAATACCGTCGCCGGTCAGGAGTTGTCGAAGGCCGATAGTGATGCGGTCGCCAGCGTCTTTCTTGGTTTCGTTTTTGAGTTGAAACAGTGAGTCCTGGCCGGAGCCAATGAACTTACCGAAATAACTCATCCCGACAACGTCATGATAGAGCTTGGCCGACCAAAGCTTTTGCGCGAGCGGATTGCCCACAGCATAGTTGGTGTCCATAGTTTTCCTTAGTTAAGTTGAATAAACGGATTTGTCTTGCCGCAGACAAAGGCGAAAATTCCCCGTAACGCAGGAGAGGCGAACGTCTGTTTAACGCCCAGACAGGCGAGGGACCGGAAGAACTAAGCCAGCTTCTTCCAGTTTTTGGGATTTGCTACAAATGAATCTATGTCTGACTGAGACATTCCAGCCAGCATCTCCAGAGAGAACTCTGAATCCTTACCACCACCCAGACCTTTAGCCGCTTCCTGGCCCTTCTGGATGGTTTCTATTTTTTGCTCGCCGGCTGGCTTTTTAACTTCCTTCTTTTGATACCCAACCATTTGAGCTAATTCGTAAACTGCTTCGGCAGGGTTTTCGCCCCGACGAATCGCAGCATTTGCAAATTGAGCCACTTTGAAAAAGTAAGCCTGCCCGATCTGCTCTGGGGGAACCCCGGCCATCCTAAATTCAGAAGTCCAGATATTCGCAACGTGCTTTGCCGCCTCGTCATAATCAGGGACTTCTTTAGCAAAGGCTTGCTCTTCAGCCTGAAGCTTGTTTTGAAACTGCTGCATTGCATGCTGTTGAGCGTAGGCTTGTTCTTGTTGCTGCTTCCACGCCTTAAGCTCTGAAAGCTCTTTTTTCGTCATCTCGTGTTCTTGCTTGAGATGATTCGCCGGATCTTCCTCAAACTTCGCCGGCTCCGGTTGAGACTGCCGGTTTACAGCCTCAGTCCACGCTTTAAACTTCTCCCGCATCTCACCGAGTTCTCTTTGGCTCTTTTCCTCGGCCTCAAGTTTTTCTTTCTTGAGCCGCTTCATCTCGGCACGGGTTTCCTTCAGTGCTTTTCGATGATTCTCCGCGTGAGGGTCATCGTCGTCCTTCGGCTCTTCTTTAGTGACTTCCTTTTGGGCCTTCGGCTCTTCTTTTTGTTCTTTTTTTACCTCAACCTCTGCCTTGTCCTCAGTTTTTACTTCCTTGGGAACCTCGGCCTTCGGTTCATCCTTTGTTTCTACGGGGGCCTTCTCGCCGCCAGATTCAAAAAACTCCTTTGTTTCTTTATCAAGCTCCGACATTTGACTCCTCTTGGGTTGACTTCTGAAGTTCAACAGCAGATTTCGCTAAATCCATCGTTTTAAATCGCTCTTCCATGCCCATTTCCCAGCGGCGGAAGTGTTGCTCCATCATTTGTCCAATAGCCTCAAGTTCCGCGCTCCGAGATTCAATACCAAGGCGCTCGCCCTCGATGGCGGTCTCGCGCTGGTTCGCAACATCTTTCTGTTGGGTAGAAATCTGCTTACCTTGGAAATTCATCTGCGCTTTTGCCATATCAACAGATGAATCAACCTTCAACATGAGGTTTTCTTCCTCAAGTTTCTTCATTTGTTCGCCCATCGACTGCATTTGCTGCCCCATTTCCTCCAATTTCTGTTTAGCAATAGGAGGAAGTTGGCCGTTCATCGCGTCTTTTACTTTCTTAGATACCCATTGCGGCATCGGAGACAAATCAATGATCTCTTCGGGTATCTGGTAGCCGTTTTTCATCATGATTTGCATGAACGGCTGGACAGCGGTCCAAACTTCTCTCTTGAAGTCAGGGGAACTCGGGGATTGATCTACAACGGTGTCGTATTCAATCGTTCCCTCTTTTTTGGTCAACGGAACATACTGAGGATCGCCACTTTCTCCGACGATTCTGATAAGTCGTGCGTCGGAGATAAACTCTTTGATGTAGTGCAGCATCAACTTACCCTGCGATTTTCTATATCTACGCAGGGAGTTAAACAAAGGAGCTAAAATCGTGACCGCAGAACGTTTCCTCTGTTCCTCTAATACACCGGCCTGGGCTTTATCCGCCATACCTAACATCTCAGGGTTCATCCCCGAGACCCAAGGCATGGAGTCGAAGGAGAAGCTCATCAACCGATCCAGACCTTGCGGGTAGGTGACGGCTTGACGCTCCCTAATTTTAGCAATCCCGCCTTCGTTCAACTGAATCAAAGGTCCGGAATTAGATGCCCACTGCTCTTCTGCTTTGCGCGGGTCTTTAAGGGCATTTTCTTCAACAAACGCCCCGCCCTTCGCATTGGAGTTGATGATGTGAAGGATTTGACTGAAGAACTTATTCCCAAATCTTTGCGGGTCTATCAGAGGTCTTACCAACCCATACCAGACGTTTTTGTTCCGATCTCGTTTGGCAGTGATGAATTTAAAAGTAAAGCCCTCTTGAGACGGGGATTTCCCATGCTCCAAAAGCTCATCACCGATCAAAAACGCCCGGTAGTAAACTTTCTTCTTCTGCTTTACATACGGGATTTCGTTTTCGGCTGTTTTCTTGCCATCAACAAAAACCAACCCAAACTGTTTAGCGTTGTCCTTGAGTTTCGTGAAGTCAGAATCGGACAAGCTCGTAACCTTGCCAGTAAACGGGTCCAAAGCCCTGTAATACTTCTCAAGTTTCCAGCATTGGTAATGCAAAACTAAAACTTGGTCCTTACGATTCTCTTGTTCTGTCGCGTCGTTTTCGTAAAGGTAAGCCCTGTCCGCGTTGTGCGGTTGTTTGTCATCATCGAACGGATTCGGAGTAGCTAAAATCTCGGAATCAGGCCAACGGGCCTCGGCTTCTTTTACATCCATCCACTCCGCGTTAAACACGTATGGAGAGTCATCCAAGCAAGCCTTCCTCGCCGAAGGCTTCCAGGTCATGTGTAACGGGTCTTTTCTGACTATGTCGATCATCCCATCGGGGACTTCGTCATAGTTCATCAGGGTCTCAGTGCAACCTATTCCTGAAATTACCGCATCCCTGAAACTCTCGGACTCCTCATCTTCAGCGTAAGACTCGTCTCGCGCCCACTTACCGGCGGCGGTATTAATGTCTGTAACACCCTGATCCCCCATAGACCTCGGGTAGTAACGGACCTCTTGACGGTTATTTATTTCAATCCCACAGACAGCGTCGATAATCGCAGCAATACGATTGAACGTGACGCAGGGACGGTTCTCTTCTTCTAATTTAGCTTTATCGTCATCGTCCCACTGTTTTCCAGCGACCATGTCATAGGAGGTTCGTGCTTCTTTCCTCCAGTCAGCAAGCCCATCACGAGATTCCTTCCATTTCTCTCGAATCTCCGTGACGAGATCGTCTTTATCTTCGCCCTTATACATTAAGCACTCATCCAGCTACCGAAACGTTTTTTCATTTTTGAATACCGATCTATTTTTCTTGGCGCTTCAGTTTTTGGTTGTGCGTAGCGAAGCATCATTAATCCGTATCGAATCGCGGACATTAAATCTTCGCGCTCTTTAACGATCTTTCCGTCCTTTCTATGATAAGAACGGAACTCTTCAAAAAAATCATGACAAGACCGAAAGACTCTAAACCTCCCGGTCTGCATCCTCTCCAACATCTCTTGAATTCCAGCTTCAACACCGTTTCCCCTGTCGTCAGGGAACTGCGCCCTTTCAGAAAGCATCCTCAAACCGTGCTTTCTGTAGATAGAAGCTAACTGCTCACCAGAGCCTTTATCGTGCTGAAGGCCGTCATGCGGCCAGGAAACGGGGTATTGACCCCAAGGCTTAATCGCAGCCGCGTGGTAAATCGGGACTTCTCTAGACTGTCGGTAAACAGCAGTTACGTGAATACAGTCAGTTTCTTTATCGTAGAGAATCTTCCCCGCAGCGGTTGGATGATCCCAACCGAAATCTAGACCTATAATCCCCGGCCAGTGATCCGGAGGTAGGAAATCTTCCTCAACGATGTATTCCTCTGGGATAGGAAAGACCCTCCCAGACCCCAACATCGGGATACCTTTAGCTCTAGCCTCCCTTTCATGGGGAGGGTATGAAGCAATAATCTCTTTTTTCTTCTCGTCGGAATAATGGTCAACGTCATCGATAGTCATCTGCGTAGCTTTCACAGATGCGCCCTCGGGAGGCCTTAAAAACCTCATCACGACATCCGACATACCCTTAAGCGGTGTCAGGGTCGTCAAAATAATCCCGTTCGTCGCGTTCGTTCTCGTTAAGGCTTCGGTGTAAATGTCGTAAGGACATTCCTCGTCCGGCCAAACAATGTGAACCGTTCCTGCCTGCCACTTCTCGCGTCCGTCAGCGAAGGCTTTAAAAACGCCCTGGCTTAAACCACCGGATGTGTGCTTGACCGCAAACAACTCAGCACACCCCGGAGTCCCTCGAGCCATCTTAGGATCTGTTAAAAGGCTCTTAGGCACGGCGGCAGTCCCGAACTGACCCTGCGGCCCTAACAACTTCGTCTGAGCGCCATCACGCGTTAATTCAGCCGTCTCAGACCCAATCCAAACCGTCACAGGAGAATCGAACCGCCTCCCCCCCCACCAGTCCGGATAAAGCCCGGTCATGTGGAAAGCTACCTCATGGGCGGCGGCCAGCGTTTTGCCAAGTTGATTTCCTGCGATTAAGGCCCGCTCACGATACTTAAGTCCATCGTTATGAAACTCAATCTGCTTCTTATACGGTTGGTAAAGAAACAACCCCCACTCAGAACTTAATTTTTTGTATTCCTTAAGCTTCTGTAACAGTAAGGCGTCGTCCAAAATTAAAAGACCGCTTTCGCGGCCCGTTTCTTTCTCATGTATTCCTTCATGTAAGTTTTCCACTTACCAGGATTTCGATCCCGCCAAGCTTTACAATTCCTCGCATTCCTTAACTTTTTCTTATCCATTGTTTGTTAATACAGCGATGTATCCAGAGACCAGAAAAAAATTTAAGGGAAAACAGGAAATACGTTTACAGAGAGTCCTAGCTCGGTCACTCACGCCCCGGTGTATGGAACCTACGGACTGACCACCCTCGGGGCCAGGATTGCCAATAACAATCCTTTTTTTGCCTCATAATATCCATTATGTTAAATCTGTGTGCGGCGCACCAAGTCATAGTAATCAATAACTTACACTGACTGACGACTGGTTATCGCTGCATATAATCAATGGTGCGGTGCGTTTCGGTATATACGCAACACATTGATTACTGTATGGATTTACAGTGCGTCGTTAAGTCGCGTGCGTGGATTGGTGTTACGACGTGCCGAACCTCTTCATGTATTCGTTCGGCTGCGGAAGGAATATCGAATCACAAACACTCACTGTGCAGTCGTAGCTCGCCCATTGATGCCCGGATGTATCTGGTTCAATGGCCTCTATTTCAATCGGCTTTACTGGCGCGACTGGCTTTGCCCCTGCCTTACTTACTATTGCTGCGATTGCCGGCGCTGCTGCGCCAAACCTGAGGAATCCTCGGCGGTTCATTTCACTCCTTTAAGCTACTAGGCTAAG